CAAGTATGCGGATAAGGATAAGATATTTGCCAAGGGATCACCAAAGCAGGTGAAGGCCGCTTTGATTCATAATTGGCTTGTAGATAAGAAAGAATTAAAGATCAGCCCAATTGTTAAAGATGGTTCAAAGATTCGTGTAGTGACTCTGGTAAAGCCTAACCCAATCAATCAATCGGTTATAGGGTTTGAGGGTAAGCTGCCAAAAGAATTTGGTCTTGAACAATATGTGAACAAAAAAGAATTGTTTGAAAAGGGGTTTTTGGCTCCGTTAAAATTGTTTCTTGAAGTCACTGACTGGACTCACGAAGAAACTAACACATTGTTTTAAAAGGAAATGTAAATGAAATTATGTTTAGGAATTAAGGAACCAAAAAGAATCGTTGGTATAATGGGTAAGGCTGGTGCTGGTAAAGACACTGCGGCTGATATGTTTGTTGATATTGTTGGTGATGCCTATAAATATAATTTTGCTGATCCACTAAAGGAAATGTGTTCATACGTTTTTGATATTCCTAAAGTATGGATGTATGATCAGGAATTGAAAAAGCAGTTAGTGCGTATCAATATGGGAAATGAAGGCATTAAAGAGCGTATGCGGGAATGGGTTCGAAAAGAAATATTAAACAACCCAAAATGGGCTTGGCATATCGCCAGACCAGACCTTAGTGGATATTCGGTTGTTAGTAATAATCGAGTTGAAGACGTTGCAAAAACTCTAATAGATGCTATTATAGATGTCTTTGTTAAACTTCAAATTGAAGGAAAAATTGAAGGAAAGAATCATACCGAAGACATCTTTGTACCAACACCTAGAGAGTGGGTCATCAGTATCAGGCTCCTATTACAATACATGGGTACTGAGGTTATACGAAATACCATTGATGATAAATTTTGGGCTGAGATTAAAACACCAGATAAAACATATGGAAAGACTGTATATATTGCTGACTGTAGGTTTTCAACAGAGGTTGATTTTATCCTATCGCATCCAAAGGGTGAAATAATTGTTGTTCAAAACCCTGATCTTGAAAAATCGGATGTTGGTAATCATTCATCTGAGGAATTTGTGGATGAAATTGAATCCTATATGGCTCAACACTATCCACTTAAAACAATAAATTACATACATAACGGGTTTCAGCGTGATAGTATGACAAAACTAAGAGAACAGATAAAAACCATACTAACTTTTTAAAGGATTGATATGATTACAGTCACGCTTAAATATACAGATTATGGTCATCAAGAAACTCAAGAATTTAGAGAATATACAAAGAATCTGGTAGGTCATCGTGATACTGGTGAGTATAGGATTAAATTCGGGATAGAAAGTGATCCAATGTTTGACAACAAAGTAGTTTGTCAGATTGAAATTGAAGATGAGGATTATGCATTTGATGTAGTGAATCACTACATGATTGATCGTGAGGTTAATGGTGATAATGTTCCATTTGATGTGGACCTATCATCTGTTGCAGTGTATGTTACGGGGTCTGATCGAATTAGTAACTACATGATTAGTAGGTCATTCTCTCACTTGTATGAAAAAATGGAAATTACTGAGAGTGTTTTGTCTAAGCTAAATGAAAAATGTTCTGTGTTGGAATCTAATCAACAGAAGATTTCTGCTTATATGGAAAACATTGGGGCTGACAAGTTTCCTGACATCGTGAAAAAATTGATAGATTCTATGGAGGCAGAGGGACACAACTGCAAAACTGAAATTAACGCAATCCTACAGAGGAAAATACATTGATTGAAATTGTAATCCTTATTGGAATATATAACACAAAAGAAAAGGTGAAAAATGAGTTTAGCTGATAGACTATTAAAAGCGTCTGCCAAAGGCAGTCAATCGAGCATGTTGAAAAAATCAAGATATTTTAATGAAGACATTGGTATCCCCACAAGCGTATATTCCTTAAATATCTCTTTAAGCGGATCAATTCATGGTGGTATTTTACCGGGGGTTGGCGTAATTGCAGGCCCATCAAAACACTTCAAATCTAACCTGAGTCTGGAAATCGTTAGTGCCTATATGAAAAAGCATGAAGATGCTATTTGTATCTTTTATGATTCTGAGTTTGGTACAAAGAAAGGCTACTTTAAAAAATCTGGTGTGGATGAGAATCGTGTTATTCATGTTCCTATCAGTGACATTGAAGAATTGACTTTTGACGTAGCACAAAAGCTACAAGAAATTGAAGACACCGATAAGGTCATTATCTTGATTGATTCGGTTGGTAACTTGGCATCAAAGAAAGAAGTTGAAGATGCAGAGAAAGAAAACTCTGCAATGGATATGACGCGGGCGAAAAAATTGAAGGGATTTTTTCGTATAGTAACACCAAAGCTTCATATGAAATTCATTCCTATGATCTGTATTGCCCATGTGTATCAATGCGGAACTGAAGAAATGTTGGTTAAGACACCAAATGGTGATGTATCTCTAAAAGATATTGGAGTTGGTGATTTAGTACATACGACAAACGGAATAGAGCCAGTATCATTTAAAACAGAAAATGAAGACGCACAAATTTGGGATGTTGAGTTAGAAAATGGGGACATTTTATCATTTACAGAAGGTCATAGATTTATGGTTAATGGTGAGTGGAAATATTTACATGATCTTAAAGTTGGTGATGATCTTGACTATTTGAAAGGTTAAAGTTGGTGGGGATAATGCAATGAAAAGATGGCATTTTGATAACTGCAAACATAAAAAGGTATAATATGAAAGTTAAAAGCATTAGTAATACAAGAAAGGGTAGAGTATATGACATCGAAACTCCGACACATGATTATATTCTATGGAACGGACTAATTTCACATAACACACAAGAAACCTACAGCAAAACCATTATCAGTGGTGGTACTGGTATTCAATACTCTGCGGATTGGTCGCTTATCGTTGGTCGCAGGCAGGTTAAGGACGATAAAACCAAAGAAATGCTTGGTTATGATTTCATTCTAAACTCAGAGAAGTCTCGCTTCATTAAAGAAAAATCAGCACTGGTCTATGCAGCTACCTATGAACATGGTGTAGACCCGTATGGAGGGCTTCTGGATATTGCTCTACTCACTGGTCATGTTGTCAAACCTAAAAATGGTTGGTTTTCAAGGCCAACGGTAGAGAATGATAAGAATTGGCGTAGGGCTGAATCATCATGTGATGAGTTTTGGAAACCACTTCTTGAAGACGCCACTTTTGATGCAGAGATTGGTAAACTCTATCTGTTGAGTAGTGAAGGCACCACGGTTGACTCTAAATTACTGGAAGCAATTGGGGAAGGTGTTGACCCAACCACAGGTGAAGTGGTAGGATAGCGCTTCGCTTTGGGTTTGTGGTGAGAATGATTACCGTTCTCATCACATTTTACTAACAAAAACAGAGGGTTAAATGGAATCAATTGAAAATGTAATTATGCGTGGTCTAATATTTAATGAAGACTATGCATCTAAGGTGTATCCTTACTTAAAGGAAGAATATTTTGATGGTAATACCAAAACCATTTTTAACTCTTATTCTCATTTATTTGATAAGTATAATAAACAGCCAACCGTAGAAGCTTTGTTGATCTATCTACAAAATCTTCCACTGAATGAAGATGTGTTTAAAGGGACTGTACAAGACCTTGAGGAAATATATAAAAGCAGAAAAGAACCTGTTAATGTTGATTGGCTAACGGATGAAACAGAAGCTTATTGTTCTGATAAAGCAACATATAATGCAGTGTATGATAGTATTCAAATTCTTGAAGGTAATGATAAGCATCGTGATAAACATGCTATTCCTGACCTACTCAACGAGGCGTTGGCGATTGACTTTGATCAGGCGCTAGGCTCTGATTACTTTGAAGATGCAGAAAAGCGTTATGATTACTATATTAATCCTGAAACTAAGCTGGCATTGCCCTTAGAAGCTCTACAGATACTCACCAACGGGGGTTTGCCACCTAAGACGCTGAACGTGTTGCTTGCTGGAACAAACGTTGGTAAATCGGCTCTCATGTGCTTTCTCGCTGGTGAACTGGTAAAGCAGGGTAAAAACGTTTTGTATGTTAGTGCTGAGATGAGTGAGGAAGCATTGTATGAACGCATTGATGCAAACTTACTAGATGTTACCACTGATCAACTTAATGATCCTAATCTTGATAAGGAATGGTTCTTAGGTAGTTTAAAGAAGCTGAAAAAACGCGGTGCTGGTCAATATATAGCCAAAGAGTATCCTACATCATCTGCCCATGCTGGACACATTAAGCATTTGTTGAAAGAGTTGGCACAGAAGAAAAAGTTTAAACCGGATATTATATTCATGGACTATATAAACATTTTCACTAGTTCAAGATACAAGACATTAAACGGGGTTAACTCATACTCATATATTAAGGCCATTGCAGAAGAAATGAGAGGGTTGGCTGTTGAAGAAAACTTGCCTATCGTTACAGCATCACAACTTAATCGTGAGGGTAGCAATAGCTCACAACCTGATATGACCAACACATCAGAATGTTTGCACCCATCAACTACTGTAGAGGAAAGAGAACGGGGCAATATTCGTATTGATGAGTTACAAATTGGTGATCAGGTGAAATCTCATGATGGATACAAAGTTGTTAGAACTGTTCACTGTCCAAAAGTAAAGACAATGTATAAGATAAAAACCAAAAAGGGCAAGGAAATTCTTTGTAGTGGTGATCACGTATTTCCATCAAGTGTTGGTAGGGTGAGCATTAATGATAATTTGGGGGTTGGTACAAAACTAAAAACGTACTACAATTAAACTTGAAGTTTTATAAATATTATTGAATCTACTGTAGCAGGGAATCCAAATATGCAAAAAGAAAACTGGTTTAATAAAGTAATTGAGAAAAAATACTTTAAGGATCAGCTTGAAAGGGATGGAGTTTGTATTGTTCCTCATCTAGTTCTTGATTATTTGGGTTCTTCTATAGATAATTTTTGTGAAATTTACCCACTGAAAAAAGCTCAGTTTACTAATCTGGCTATAACATTTATTTTTCCTATTGGGGAGGAATTTAAAGATAGTTTGGATTATGTGTTCGGTAATATCATTAAGCATCAATACGAAAGAATAAGCATTCTGTATGGTGAAACATCTTATGATACTACTATGCGAGTGAATAAACACAAAGATTTAATTTCATCTAGTCGAAATCCTTTAAAGGGTCTTGCCGCTAGAAAAAATTCTGCTTTTACCAAAGAATACTGGATGAATAATAGGGGGTTATCAGAAACCAAAGCAATTGAAAAATTAACAGATATACAAAACAAAGGAAATAAAAAGAAACAAGAAAATGGAAGTTTTGGAAGAGAATATAGCCAGCTTTGTATTGAGTATTGGTTAGTTCGTGGATATAATGAAGAAGATGGAGAAAAGTTAGTTAAAGAAAAAATACAAGAATGTGGAAATAGCAGGGATAGCTTAATAAAAAGACATGGTGTTGAAAAAGGCAATGATGTATTTGATCTAAGAATAAAACGATTTAAAAAAAGTATGATTAACGAGGATGGAAGCTCTAAGTGGCATTGCTATACATCAAAAGAGTCAATAAGATTCTTTATTCCTATATACAAACATCTAAGAAAGAATGGGTTTTCTAAAGACGATATTTATTGGGGAATAAGGGGATCAAAAGAATATATAATAAATGATTCTGGTGTTAATATGTATGACTTTGCAATACCAAGTATAGGTGTTATCATAGAATATAATGGTATTGCATGGCATCCAATGGCAGAAACGGATATAGTAGGCTACAGAACAATAGTCCAAAAGTTTCAAAAAAATACTATAAAAGATGCATATCACAAAGATAGAATAAAATTACAAAAAGCTAGGGATCGTGGATTTTATGTTTTCCCTATATGGAATATAGAAACAAAGAAAGAAGTAAAAGTTATAGATTTTATAAACAAGGCGATTAAAAATGCAATACACTGATGAAAAACTTTATAATTCATGTTTGATAGCTGCACAAAATGCTATTGATTCTGGAATGATCATGGGCGATGTTTCCATTGGTGATGCGGCCCATTACTTTTATACAGAAGAAAAGACTAAGTTAGAACGTGAAACTTATGTAGAAACACACTATCTAGATTATGATGACGAAGTGGTTAGTATAGAAAAGGTTGGTGAAGAATCTCTGATGGATATTTCCGTATCTGGTGATAATCTTTTTTATGCCAATGGAATTCTTACCAAAAATAGTTTTGGTCTACCAGCTACAGCCGATTGGATGGCTGCTATGGTAACGAATGAAAACTTGATGGAACTGAATCAGCAATTGCTGATTCAGTTAAAGACTCGTTACGGGGCTAAAAAGCAATCAACTAAGTCACAACTGGTAGAAGTCGAATTTGAAAAGATGCGATATAAAGACTTAGCTCAGAATGTGATGGAAGATAAACCTGTTGAAGATGTAAAGAAGACCAAAGCAAAATTTGAAAAGACTAAATTGGATGATTGGGATATTGAATAAATACTGTTGACTATCAAACTAAATTTAAGGTATAATCAACAATGCAATCTTTCGACCAATTTTATGAAGAACAGATATTGGATGAAGCTGGCTTAAAAGACGCTATTACAGACAGGGCCAGTGTTATAGCATCCAACATCATTGGCAAAGCTAAAAAGTTGTTTGCTGGACTTGACTTTGAACGTAAAGAAACTATGTTTATGCTTGAAACATTCTTCAAACAATTGAGAGAACTTCTAAGCAAACACAAGACTGTGACGGAAGACGATGTTAAGCGGGCATTGAAGCAACTAGGGGATGTGGGTAAATTTGCCTTGGTTGCTCCACTATTCTTACTTCCGGGTGGTGGAACAACTACCGCAGTTTTGTATATGGCTGGTAAAAAGCTTTTTAATATTAGTATATTGCCACAGGGACTTGAACAAGTTTTTGAAACCATGTATGATCTAAAAGAATCTCTATCAGATATTCAACATATAAACGAGGGTATCATGCAAAACTTCGATGAATGGATTGGGGATAAGCTTAACGAAAGCTCTCTATCTCGCATTTGGCGTCATGTTCAAGATCATCAAGCCGGTGCTATCTCTGGATACCGTGATGACAACGAAAAGGCACAGAACAAACAGAATAACAGAGAGATTAAGGCTTACTTGACAAAACAGGGGTATTCCGTAACATCTGTACAAGGCAACTACATCGAGAACTTTGGGTCTCACAATGCGCGTGAGGTGGGTGAACCTTCCTTTTTCGTAGTGGATATGAATGACAGTGGTAGACTTGAGCGTGATCTTACAGCCCTTGGTAAAAGGTTTGATCAAGATTCTGTGTTGATCGTACCTCAAGGTGGAAAAGGTGCTTACTTGTTAGGCACATCCAATCGTGATGATGCATTTCCTCCCCTTGGACAGACTGAACGTGTAGGTAGTTCTCGCTTTGGTAAAGTTGCTGGACAATTCCTATCAAGAATACGAGGGCGTGAATTTGCCTTTGAATGTGAGGAAGTCAAACTGCCATCAACCGTGAATGGTAAGCGTGGATGGGCAATTCTTGCTGAAAAAGTAAAAGATGATATTCAAAATGATTGATTTCCGATATTTCATAATCGAATCTGTTGTTTATCGTGGTGTAAGTGGTAAGTTTGATGGTAATTACTCAAAAAGCCAACCTATTGTTTGGGTTAGTACATCAAAAGAACATGCTAAAATTTATACCTCTGGTGATGGAGAATTGATTAGTTTCAATATCAATGATAGGAAAATAGTATCTCTCGATCTTGGTTTTCGTAGTGTTGAAACTCAAGTAAAATTTGATGAAGTTGCGTCAAGATTTAAACAAAGGCTGATGGAATTGTTTAAAAAAAATAAAATCAGTAAAAATGATGCTATGGATATACTTGACAAATTGGAAAAAATTTCCTTTAATGGGCATAAGCAGGTATGGGAATGGGTACATATACCAAAATTCTTAGAACTGATCAAAGATTCTGGCTTTAACGTCATTCGTCAAAATGAGGGGATTAAGGCTCATACAGGGGATACGATAACATACGGGGTTATTGATCAACGTTTACTTGAAATGAAGTCATAAACCAATTATAATAATAAAATAAATCAGAGATCGAGAAAAATATGAAAAATTTTAAAAGTTATCTGAAAGAAGCAAAACGACAAACAGATACAGAAGCCGCACAAGAGGAAGGCTTTACTGATGCACAGGAATCACTTGCACAGAAAAATGTGTTTTTTGATTTCGACATTCGTCAAGGCTTCAACGTTTCTGGTAGGGTTAAAAATCTGCTAGAAAATAATCCCGTTGGTGTAATGGATTGGAAAGAAAGGGCTTCCCGTTCTGATTATGCTTATTTGGGTGAAATTAGTAGCTTCGATGAATCATCATTATCTGGTGTACGTTTAAAGAAGGGTGAAATCGTTTTCAGGTATTCTACTGAAACGACTGCTGTAACAGGGATGGTGCCTTTCATCAAGATCAATGTCCTTAAAGGACTTGCATATTTTCTAACTCAAGAATCATCAAGTGGTGACACTGATGAAATTAGGTTTGAAAGCCGTAGCGTCAAGTTGTCTTTTCTTAGACTTGACCCGAAGTATATGAAAAAACTAAACATTATCTAAGGTGAACATGAATGAGTGTATCTGATCAAATTGAAATTGTAATTCCTAGCTCTGAGGAACATCGTAAAGACATCCTATCAGCGATCAAAGAAATGTCTGACTCTTTGAGCCGTATGGATGCTGAAAAGGAATACATCAAAGAGACTAAGAAGTTTATCAAAGAGACTTATGATATTGATCCAAAATGGATTGCTAAGACTCTGAATGACTATCATAAAGATAAATTTGATGCCTCTGTGAAAGAGTTTGAAGAATACGAAGCCTTCTATGAAACTATTGTGAACATGAAGAATGATGCAACCAGTGACGCAGGTGATGATGAGTAATCCAATATTAAAGTATTTTCAATATCAACATCTTCCAGAACATCTACAGGAAGTTAGTCGTGATTTTTGTATTCTGGCACAGGATATTGATACAAAGTATGTTGATAGCCCTGAGAAATCCGCTGGACTAAGAAAGTTGCTAGAAGCAAAGGACTGTATTGTTCGCGCTTCAATGGAAAAATAACAGAAAGGGGCTTGCAAGCCCCTTTCTTTATTGCTATAATGGTTGTGTTGAATGAGGAAAGATTGAAACAAAATATTAGGAGATTAAGAATGGCTACCAATAATCAAATAATTGATTTTGTCAAAACAGCCAAGGAAGATGGATATTTCACACAAGTATATGCTAGGGTTCGCTACAATTACGACTTGATTCGTTTGGAGGGAGTTACCCAAATCCGCAGCAAGAAACATACCATGGATGCATTTGCATTTGATGTATTGGGTAATATGACAGCACTACATTCCGATGGATCAATCCACCAATACATCGCCAGAAAAGAAATTCAGGCGGCTGGTTTTAGAATGTAAACTACATTATAATAACTTTAACCAATTTGAGATTTTTATGACCGACAACAATATCATCAATAAGAAGTTTTTAGATTCCGCATCAAACGAAACTCGTAATATGATTTTAGACACCATTGCCAATCACTATGGTATTAGCCGTGAAGATGCATACGAAGAACTGATTGACGATGAAGCTGAACATTTGTTAGATTATGTGACAGGAAACGAAAGGGCTGAAACATCTGTTATAATGCAAAAACTTGGATTTTATATGTAATGGGGATTGACTTACAACCCCTCGCATGAGAAAATGGTTGTGTTGATTGGGAATACTCCCAAAATTGAAAAACCAAAAAGGTGATATATTATGAAAATGTTCTTTGACGCACGTTCCAAAGCCCGCAACTTCAAAAATTCTTCTGTTAACGCTATTAAGGTTGTTGACAGTAAATCAAAGCCAAGTGCTGTAGGCTCTCGATGGGCTGTTGAAGTTAAGAATCCCCGCTTATAAATAACTGAGTAATTACCAAAAAGGCCAATAAATATTGGCCTTTTTCATATAGGTACATATCAACATGGCATCTTCAAAAGAGGAATTATTAGCTCGTTTATCCAAGTATAACAAACCATCCAATAAAAAGTTTCTTAACAAGACAGGGTTTTGGGTATCGCCCAAGGGCAAAGTTATAGATACAGGATCACAAAAACATATTGATGTGGTCATTAGTAGTCCAATACGTTTTAACATTAGCAAAGAGTACATTGAATCAGAACACGAAAAGTATGGAGAGCGTATAGGTCAAGAAGGTGATGCTAGAGATAATATCTTGAGCAAAATACTTAAAGCTGGCTGGATTCGTATCAGAGCGCGTAGAAACTTTATCTCTGTTCAGTTATGGGAGTTTTCTCGCAATATCATTAAGAACCTTGAAAGCTTCGCAAAAGAAGGTTATACATCTGGTTTTGATGGTGAACATATCCAGCCCAATGAAACATTCAAGGTATCTGCACTTAACAGGGGGAGAGCTAGAGAATTGGATGTTGAACAGCTTATACAAGGCGGTTTGCATGAATGTCAAGAAATTCAATATTATGAAGGGTATTTAATTGAGGAAACCCCTATACCTACGTTTAAAGATTTCATAAATAATAAGACAAAAACAAAGTAAGGGTATTGGACATATGATCAAATTTAAAGATTACATGAGTGAGATTATTAGCGAGAAGTTGATTACATTTGGCGGTAAAGCTTATCCTAAATTTGGGCAGATTGTTATTCTTGCTGGTGGCGCAGGTTGTTATCCGTCTGGAACAGAGTATTTTGATGGTTCTGGTTGGAAAGCCATAGACCTATATGATGGTGGTGATGTTCTGCAATATAATCCATCAACAAATCAGTCAACATTGGTTCAACCAGATCAATTTGTAAAGCTTCCTGTTGATCAATTTTATCGTATCAAAAATCGTAGAGTTGACTTTACAACGTCTGAATCACACAAGCATCTTTTGATTAATGAGAAAACAGGTAAACAAGAAACTTCAACCACATTTGATCTTTACAACAAGCATAATAAATTGGTCAGAGGTAACAAGGCAAGCTTGGTTACATCATTTGAATACGATGGAATTGGACTTAATCTTACTGATGAGCAGATTAGACTTAAAGTTGCTGTTTATGCTGATGGTCATATGCTAGGAACAAAAGAGCCTAAAGTTCGAGTCAGTCTAAAGAAAGAACGTAAGGTAGAAGCTTTCAAAGAGTTGCTTCTTATTAACGAAATTGAACACAGAGAATACGAAGAAAACGGATTCACTCGATTTGAATTCAAGTATGACTCAAAAGATAAAGAGTTTGATTCCTATTGGTATAATTGTAGTAATGAGCAATTAAAAGTTGTTTGTGACGAAGTTCTGAAATGGGATGGATGCATTCTTGAAAGAGAAGGTAGAAAAGTTAATAAGTCTTTTTCATCTACTTCTAAAAAGACCACAGACTTTGTTCAATTTGCATTTTCTGCAACGGGTCATGACGTTTCTGTTTATGTTGATACTCGTGAAGGTAGACCAGATTGCTACGATTTGAGAATTTCACATTCTGGCGCTGTCGGTATTTCTAAGAATGATCGAACCAAAACAACCAATGAAATTGAAAAGGTTGATAGTGTTGACG